CCTGCCACGTCCCCCCAGGCGACGAAATCAAGCTCAGGGGGCGCCGGGGCGCCGGCCGAGCTGCAAGCCGAGCGCCTGGGCTGGGTTACGCAGGCCTGGCACTACGCCTGGAAGCGGCTCTACCCCACCCGTCGCTTCGATGAGGCTGAGCAGCAGAAAGCCCTGGAAGCCATGTGGTACGGCACCTATCACGGCTTCGGTAAGCGCCTGAGCCCAGTGGAGTGGCAGCGCTACCACGACCAGGTCTTGCAGCGCATCGACTTGGCGGCGGCCTACTTTGCCCGGCACGATAACAAGTTCGCCCCCAGTCCCTTTGCCGAGTTTGTGCAGGGCAGCGGCTACTTCGATGCCGAGAACGCCCGCGGCTTTAGCGGCACCGAGGCCTGGCTGGCCCGCCAGGAAGCCAACAACCGGCAGCGCAACATCAGTCGCGCCCTGCTAAAAGCCCGGCAACAGCTTAAAGCTCACCGGCTGGGCCTAGCCCCTAAGCGCACCCAGGCCCTGACCAACGTGCAGCTTTTCCGCTACCACGAGACGAAAATCCGCGCCTTCGGGCCCGACGCCCTGCAGCGCTACTACGACCAGGTGGCCAACCCCACCCGGCCCCTCACCATCCCCTTTTCCTTCACCCGTCCCACTACTGCTTAGCCATGCCCTACGCCCGTTCTGCCTCGGTGCAAAAGTTTGTTGATAACGCTCTGACTAAGCTGCTGGTCTACTTCCTCGACGGCAACGTGCGCACCTGGTACGGCCGCAGCCATATCCGCGAGGGCCGCGTGGCGGCCGACCCGCGGGCCGTCGAAATCAAGCGCCACGAGCGCTGGGTAGCCCGCAACGCCCCCACCATCAAAGTGGCCCTGCTCTACGACCTGACGACAGGCCAGGAAGTGAGCCGTTTCAAGAAAGGGGAGTGGGTATGAAAAGCCAAAACCAACTTATGAAGAAATTCTGAAGAAAAAATGTAGCAACACGTAAGTAGAGCCGAATCTCGTCATTAGATTTGTACTACGCTCTGTTATCCTACTACTTCCGTTTACTTTACTACCCTACGCACATGCAAGAAGCACAACTGCTCATCGAAGAATGGGGAACTGACATCATCCTGCTTGAAACGGCCTTGCGCCAGGTGGCGCCCGGCCGGGGCGGGTACCGTGGGGTGCGCAAGCGGCACTGGCTGATGCGCCAGCTGCGGCGGGCGCGGGCAGCCCAGGGGCTACTCTACGAGCTGCTGCCGCTGCTGGCCTAGCATGCGCCTACCGCACCTTGACCAATACGTACCGCTCGAGCGGGGCGAGGCCGGCCTGCTAGCCCGCGCCCTGGCCCTGCTCGTGCAGGATGGGACCCAGGCCCAGCGCCCGGTACCCTACGTGGAAATGCTCACCTTCGCGCCCCTGTGCCAGCTGGGCAAAAAGCTGCTCCAGCACCACCGCCGCGAGCAACTCACGCCCGCCCGGCCCAAGCGCTTCCCCAAGCCCAAGCAACTGCGCGTGCCCTACGACCAGCTAGTGGCGCTGCACCTGCACCGCTTTGCGCTCCAGCATTGTAGCCTCTGCGAACAGGAAAACCTGCAACTGCAGGCTATTCTCGGCAAGTTTCAGCAGCAATCGCTTAACCTGCGGCAGTGGATAGGTTTCTAAATCACTGCGCTAGGGAGTTAGCAGGCTGCGCAGTACCTGCACTGCAAGGGGCTCTATGCGCGCCTCGGGCAGCGTGTTGCGGCGAAACGTTTCGGGCAGATTCTGAAACGGGTCGTAGACGGGATAGGCCCGCGGGCCGGTCAGGTCGCGACGCGGGGCCTCCGTCGGCGTCCGCATCTCCAGGGGCGCATATGGTACCCCAGTGGTGGGCAGCGAGAGCCGGAGCGGCGCTGGTAGCGTGCCGCCGGGCAGCAGCACAAGGCCCAGGTGCGGCTCGGTGGCTGGATGCCGCAGAAAGTACGCCGGACCGGGCCGGTTTTGGGCCAGTGCGGCCGGTAGCGAGAGGCTCAGGCCAGCAGCCAGCAGCAAGGCAGTGCTACGCATAGGGAAGGCAGAATAGGTAACGATTACTTCTTAGTAAAGCCCAGCGCCTGAATCGCCGCCAGTTGGCTGCTTGGCACGCGGCCCTCCAGCAGCATCCCAGTCGCGCAGGTGCACATGGCGCAAGCGGGGATAACGCCATTGTATTGCGTGAGTTGCGCCTGCGAGAAGGTAATGCCCTGCTGCGCAAGGTAAGCTGAAGCCGTGGTTAGATACTGTTGCGACGAGTTAGAATTACCCCACTTGTCCGAGCAGTAGGTTATAAAATAACGTACTGCTACCAAGTCAGCGGTCTCATCAGGCACTGGCTCGTTACGCCTGTCGCAATTGGCGAAGAAGAGGCTGCTCAGCAGCCACGCAGAAAGTAGTCGCGTACGCATCAGTAAAAAGGGTAGTTGATGGGAACAGCTATATGGCCGCCAGCTGCCAGCCAAGGTGGTAAGCATGGCACGTGGTAGCAAAGTAGACTAAAAGCTAAATCTTTTTAAAGCGCAGCGCTAGAACGGCAGCCAGTTGCGTACTATCTACCGTTCCTGTCAAGACTACGCCGGTTCCGCAGGTGCAGGCTAAGCAGGCCGCAGGGCCGCTTACTTGACTGGCCTGGGCGTTGGTCAGCCTAATTCCTTTCGAAGCGAGATAAGTGGACGCGGTCGTCACGAGTTGTAGGTTGCCTTTAACGGAACCCCACGGGTCGGCGCATTGGGTCTGGGCATAGCTGACCTGCACCTGGCCGTCCTCCGGCTCCACGGTATTTTTCGAGCAGCTTGCCGCCGCAAGCAGGCACAGGCCGCTCAGCAGCCAAACGAGGAATCGGGGAGAGTTCATGGGAAAAGGAGTGAGATAGTTAAAGCAAGATATCTAACAGAAGCCCTTAGGTTGCACCTGACCTGGTAGAAGATTGTACCAGAAAAAGTATTCCCGATTTTACCCCCGTTTTCGAGCCCATCCGGGCACATTTTCTCACCCCGTTTTTGTAGGGGAGAAAGCACTAGCTTTTTATGGTACAGTTTCCCGTTATTTTCGCCCGCGTTTCCAAGCTCACCCAGGATTGGGCGCGCCAGGTAGCCGACCTGGAGCCGGTGTGCGAAAGCCGGGGCTGGGGCACTCCGTATATAATAAGCGAGAAGGGCAGCGCCAGCAAGCGCCGCAACTCCCAGCGCCCCGAGGTGCAGCAGCTGCGCGAGCTGGTGGCAGCCGGCAAGGTGAGCCACGTGCTCATTACCGAAGTCTCGCGCCTGAGCCGCCTGCCCAGCCAGGCTCACTTGCTACTAGAGGAACTCACGGCCGCCGGCGTGAGCATCTACCTGCACCGCTACCACATCGAGACGCTGCTGCCCAACGGCAAGCTCAATCCCATCGCCGCGATGCTCTTTGCCCTCACAGCTGAGTTTGACCGGGCCGAGACGGAGGACCGCGCCGACCGCATTATGAGCGGCCAAGCCGAGGCCCGGCGCAAGGGCAAGCACCTCGGCCGGCCGGCGGGCACTAGCCTGGAAGATGAGGGTTTGCTAAAGAAGTGGCCGAAAGTAGCTAAATTGCTTCGGGGCGGTCGAACGGTGCGGGAAATTGCACAATTGGAGGAAGTATCGGCTACTACGGTACAGGCCGTGCGCGCCGCTTTAGTGCGCGTAGGCGCCATTCAAGCCCGCAAGTCCGTTCCGGTTGCGTCCTAATTACCAAGCTGCTGCCTTGGTAGTTTTGCGCTGCATTCCTTTTCTGCTCTTTGTGAAAAACTCTACCGTTTACGCTATTCCAGTGCTGCCGCACGTGCGGCAGTTTATGTTGAAAAAGTTTGGGGGAGCGCAGCCGCATCCGGTGCACCAGAACACGTTTATGGGCCGGGTGGTGCGTATGAAAATCGAGAAGCAGCCCTTCCGCCAGCTGCACCGCGCCGAGCAGCCCGCCGGCCCGGTGTTCCTGCTGAGTTTGCCCACGGCGCTCAAGCACTACACCATCACGGCCACGTCGGCCAAGCAGATAGGGGAGATGTTTGATAAGCTCTTCCTGGAGCAGATGATAATGTTCGTGCTGGGCCAGGTGGTGGCCACGCAGAACGAGCGCCAGGCCTTGCGCAGCTTCTGCCAGCTCTACGATATCGACCCCAGCGATGCTGACTTGGAAGTGCTGCGCAAATGCTACCGCGACTACAAGGATAAGGTGCTGAAAGAGAACGGCTGCTACGAATTGCTCTACCACCCTGACCAGCCGCTGTTCCGCGATTATGCCTCGCGTGATTAAGGCCTATGCAGGGGTAGGGCAGGGGTGTTCCTTTGACGCATGGCAACACCCCTCCCTGACTTTATTCACTACTTCCGCGACCTGACGGCCGCGCACGTGGAGCTAAAGGGCTTCCAGCACGGCCCCGTCTCGCGCATCATTGGCGGCGCCCGCAGCGACAACGAGTACCCGATGCTCTGGCTCGAAACGCCCACGCTGGGCCTGCTCGACAAAGATAGTACCGCGCCCTACGGCCAGCGTAGCTCGGCCGTGGTGATTCTGCAAAGCGTCTCACGCGACGACCTAGCCGAACAAGACGCGGGCTGGGCCCAGACCGAAACCATTGCGCTCGACGTGCTGAGCCGACTGCGTAAGGCCCACAAAGCCCGCGAAATTGACTTTGGCTCCTTCAACGGCTTGCAGCTCGAGGCGGTGGCCACGCTGAGCCAGGCCAACGAAATCGGCTGGCGCTTCGAGTTCAGCCTTGGCGACTACGTGTGTCTGCCCTACGACCCCACTCGCTGGAAACCCTAAGCGCCATGATTTTAGAAGTAAACACTACCTGGAGAATCACGTCCTCCAACAGCGCCGGCAGTACGGCCACTGGCACCGGCACGGGCTTCGACACCAGCACGCTGCAACTGGTTGCGTTCAACCAGACCCGTATGCTGACCACGCTCGACCCGGTGCCGCCGGGCGTGCAGACGCCCGTTGGCGGCCTGATTTACCTTTCCTGCGCGGGCATGACCCTCACCGAGTATTTCTTCGGAGGCGGCAACCTGCTGAACCCCGTCGTCACGCCCAACTCGCCCACCTGCGGCTACGTGAGTCCGCTCACGTGCGACCTGCTGGCCGTGACGGTGAGCCAGGTGGCCACGCCCACCGGGGCCACCGTCACGGTGGCTTTCACGGGCAGCAGTAACGGTACGCCCTACTACCAGCTCGATGCCCAGCCCGAGCAAACCAGCCCCGCCTTTGCTGGCGTAGTCCCGGGGCAGCACACGATGCAGGTGCGCGACGATGGCCTGGCCGGCTGCACGCGCTCGCTTACGTTCACCGTGGCCCCGCCCAACGTGCTGCCCCCGGCCCCGACCGGCCCGAGCACCCGCATTGACTTCGTGGGCCAGCCGCTCTGGTATCCGCTGGCCGGCCAGCCGGTGGGCGCACTAGTCGAACTGGAGTTGTGGGCCGAAAGCGCCCATGGGGCCGCCGACTACGCCCCGGTGCTGAGCCTACGCAAGCGCACCGATGCCCAGGGCGCGGTGGTGTTTCGCCTCGATGCGCTGCTCTGGCCCCTGCTGCGGGCCTTCGTACCGGAAATTGCCCTGGCGGCGGCCCCGCAGGTGTGCACCGCCAACCTGCTCGACTACTACGTGCGCACCACCGTCACGCCCCTCGACCCGGCGCTGCCGGTGGCCTACGGCGTGAGCGACCTACGCACTGCCCTGCGCGGCGGGCTACCGGCCGAGTGGCAGCAGACTGATTATTTCGCCCTGCGCGAGCAGCTGGCGCAATTGCCCTTCCTCTCGTGGCAACCCACCGGCCCCGGTTTCTACGCCGACGACGAGGCCAAGCCCATTGTGGCCGGGCAGCCCGAATGGCTGTTCTTTCTCTGCACGCCCTCGCTGGCCGGGGCGCAGCTGCAGGTGAGCCGCCGCTACCGCATGAGCGCTACCTCGACCCCCGTGGTGGACGTGGAGCCGCTGACCGTGCCCGCCGGCGACTGGCCTTACCAGCTGCTGGCCATCCCGCTGCGCGATACGCGCGCGGGTTTCGCCACGCTCACCGTGCAGGTGGAAACTGCCGCGGCCGTTGCCGTCAGTCTGCCGGCGAGCTACCAGTTCGTGGCGCGCAGCCCGCGCACGCGCTTTCTGCTGTTTACCAATTCGGTAGGCGGGCTGGATACGGTGCGCTGCGAGGAGCGGCTAGAGGTTACGCTCGAAGCCACCACCGAGAAAGTGGAGCGCCCCGCCCGCCCGGGCGAGGTGGCCCCGGCCGCCGACCGGCAGGTAAGCGACCTCGCGGCCAGCCGCAAGCTGCGCCTGGCCGTGGGCTGGCAATTTCCCCGCGAGCTGGACTACCTGCAAGAACTGGTGCTCAGCCGCGAGGTGTGGCAGCAAGTCAATGCCCAGCTGCGCCCGCTCGACTGGAGCAAGCGCAGCCTGGCTCCTTATACTGACGAGCCGACCCTGCGCGGGCTGCTCATCGAATGCGATTACGCCTACGCGCCCACCGCTTACGCCCCGACGCCCTATGCTTGAGCTAACTAGCAACGGAAAGCCGGTGCACCTCACGCCCGGTACCAATGTGCAGCTGGAGTATAATTCGCCGTTGTTCGACGAGGATACGATTGCCGGCAGCTTCTCGTATTCTATCAGTGTGCCAGCTGGCCCCAACGGGCAACTCTACGGCTGGCCCGAGCGGCCCGACCGCGCCGGCGAGCCGGGGGCCGTGCTGCCGGCCGAGCTGGCCGATGACGGGCTACCGCTGCTCACCGGGGCGCAGCGTGTCAAGTCGGCCAGCGGCCAGAAATACAGCATCAACCTGCAAGCGGGCCTCTCCGGCGCGCAGCTCAGCGAGCGGCAGCTGAGCAGCTTCGCCTACGGCGGGCTGCGGGAAGTGCCGCGCTACGTGCCATTGCCGCTACTGCCGGGCACCAGCGCGCCGGGCCTGACGCTGCACGCTAACGCCGTCGTGGCCAACCCGGCCGCCTACGACTATGTGTTTGCGCCCCTGCGCAACGAGTTCGAATCTACCAACGCGACCCTGCCGCTGGTGTATCCCCTCCCCAACACCGTGAACCTGTGGACGGTGCTGCCCGTGCCAATTTTGGGGATGCCAGCGGGCGGCACGTTCACTTATACTATTCAATACAACATACCCGGCAGCGCCATCCCGCTGCCGCAGGACCAGCCGCCCTACTGCGCGTTTCCGCGCCTGCGCTACGTGCTGCAAGCCATTTTTGAGGAAAGCGGGCTACTGGTAGACCTGCCAAACCTGCTGCCCGGCGAGCTGGGCGAGTTGGTGATTGCTGGCAACGCGCAGCTGGTGGACCGGGGCGATGCCACCACCTACCGCTTTAGCCTGGCCGACGTGGTGCCGGCGCTCACCGTGGCCCAGTTGCTGGCTGCGCTCCGGCAGGATTATGGCATCGTGGTCTATCAGGATGCCCGCACGCGCCGAGTGCGCACGTGCTACCTGCACGAGCGCGTGGCCTTCGGCGCCTCGCACCAGGACTACTCGGCTACGCAGGCTGGCTATCCAGAAGTGACGGTAGGGGAGAATCCCGGCCTCACGCTCACCTACCAAGTGGATGAGGCCGACGAACTGACGAAGGAGGCGCTGGATAAGCAGCCTGACCCTTCCCTCATCTTGCCGGCCGTGCCCACCGTGCCCGACTTGCCGGCCCAAGCCCTGGTAGCTGATAATCCCAAGAGTGGGCAGGTGCGCCTGGTGCAGCAACTCGACACCTATTACGTCTGCACCGTGGCTTACCTGAGCGTATTTAACGTGAGCCTGACCTGGATGCCGCTGGTGGTGAGCCTTCCCCCGGTGCTCGTAGCCGGGGGCGGTGACGAGCAGGCGCAAGCCACGTGCTACACGGCTGAGTTACCTACGGAACTGCAATCGACCACGGGCGTGACCATCCTGCTGCCGGCCATCTCGCAGCCACCCTACCGGGCCGACCAGCAAGCGGTCGAGCGCAGCAGCGTGCTGCGGCTGCTCTTTTACCGGGGCCTCCAGCTGGCCAGCGACGGGGTGATGACCTGCCCGCAGCTCTCGCACCTAAGCCCCAGTGGTTCGCTGAGCACGCGTCTGAGCGGAGCCACCGGCACCTACGCGCAATTGCTGCGGGGCTGGTTGCCGGTGAAGCTGCGTGGCAGCAGCTACAAGCAGGAGCTGCTGCTCACCACGCTCGACCTTTCGCGGCTCGACCTCACGCAGCAAGTGTGGCTCGACGGCGTGGCCTACCTAGTACGCAAGCTCTCGGCCATGGTACCGCTCAAAAAGGCGGCGAGCGTCGAACTGGTGCGGCTCTGAAAAAGGGGCTACTCAGTACGGCAGTTGCCCAAAAAGGGAGGGCAATCTGAAAAAATAAATTTGCCAGTTTGTCCCCAGGATTTGCCAGTTTGTCCCCAAGCTCATCACTAGCGAGCCGGAGGGTTATCCGGCAGTTGCCAGCTTGGCCCCAGTGGCGGGCTGGCAATTGCCAGCTTTGGGCCGGGCGGTCGCCAGCAGTAAGCGGCCTATTAGTCGGTGGGCCAAAAGTGCTTCTTGGCCCCATGAAAGCACTGTTAGAGTTAAAACGCCAGCCGTCCGCGAACGGCTGCACTATTGGAGAGCTGCATTATAATGGCAAGCTCTTCTGCTACACCCTCGAAGACGTGGTGCGGCCCGCTGGCCAGCACGTGGCCGACCAAACGGCCATTCCAGCCGGCACCTACCCCGTGACCATCGAGCGCAGCCCCGCCTTCCGCATCCTGACTCCGCGCCTGGGCGGGAGGCTGGCCGGCCGCGGCGTGCTCATCCACGCGGGCAATACGGCCAAGGATACGCGCGGCTGTATCCTGGTGGGCTTTAGCAAACTGCCCAGCGGCGTCAGCATCTACAAATCGCAGGAAGCCTTCCTGGCGCTCATGGGCAAGCTGCTCGACGCGACGTCTATCGAACTCACCATTCGCGCTTGATGCTGCCCCTGCTGCCCCTGCCCCCCAACGACTGCCCCGACATTGGGGGCGTGCGTCAGCTGCGCGTGTGGCCGGCCAGCAACGTGCGCCTGCCCGCTTACACGGGCGTGCGCATCACCACGGCCCTGACGCTGCTCGACCCGCTCAACTACGCCGACATCTGGTTTCAGCCCGACTCGGGCGGCTTCGACGAGCCGCAGGGCCTGGATGCCCAGGGCGACTACTACAAGCCCAGCTTGCAGCTGGTGGTGCTCAAGGACGACCCCGACCTGATGGAAGCCATCGAGCGGCTGCGGGCCGTGCGCCACTTCGTGGCCGCCTACCGCGATGCCAACGGGCAGGTCAAGCTCGTGGGCACCCCGCAGCACCCGCTGCGCTTCGCGGCCGGCCTCGAAACGGGCAAGCGCCCCAACGACCGCAACGGCTACCCGCTCAGCTTCACGGGGCAAACGCCCCGGCCGGCCCCCTTCTATTCCATGCTGCTCCCCGGCGCGGCTCCTTTCCGCCGCGCCTTCAGCAGCGGCTTCAGCTTTGGCTTTAAGTAAGATGGCACAACAACACACCCGCCCCGACCTGCACGCGGCCATTGAGCAGCGCTTCCCGGATAACACGAACGAGGAAATCACGCCCGAGCGCCTGCGCGACGGGCTGCACGAGCTGGTAGATTCGGCGTTTCTGCCGGCCTCCGATAAGCTGCCCGCCGCGCAGGTCACGGCGCAGCTGCTGGGCCTCGACCCGGCCACCGGCGAGTTCCTGGTGCTGCTCAGCCCCAGCGCGCCAACCACGCTAAATCGCTATACGTTGGCCACCTACCCAGCTGGCAGCTTGACCACAAGCGCCCTGCCGGTTGGCACCAGCATTGCCAGCCGCCTGCTGCGCCTGCCTGCCAGTGTACTTAATCAGACGCTGTGCCTGCTCGATACGGCCAGCCAGCCCGTGCCGCTCATGGTACTGGAACTAAAGGCTGATGAAGATGGGCGCTTCGACCTGCTCACGCCCACCGACCGCGCCCTGCCGCAAAGCGCTATTCGCGGCCTAATCGACTGGCACTACGAAGATTCAGACCCGACTCAGCCGTGGACGCTCAAGCCCGGCCGTTCGGTCATGTTCACGCGCAGCCGGCAGCTGGTGCTCAATTCCGATGTGGAGGAAGGCGACGTGTTCAGCATCTACATTAACCCGTTCTCGCCGGTGAGCCGGATAGAGTTGGCCTATTTCGGCGGCATTGACGAGAAGCCGACCAAACGCTATTTGCCGGGCACCTCCCTGGTATTGCGCTACACGCTTATCCCGGATTACAACGACGCGGGCGGCAACCTTATCCAAGCTCACTACGGCCTGCGCACGGTGCAGCAGACTACGCTGACGGCGACCAACTTTCGCGGCACCTATTCGGGCTCGGCCTACTACGTGGCCGGCGATTTTGTGGAGTACCAGGGGCAGCTGTGCCTGCGCCTGGCAGAAGGCGGCGGCAACGGGGCCACCTTCGACCCCACTAAGTGGCTAGGTGGTGGTACCAGTGGGCCGGCGCTGCGCACCACCGCCCAGGATGATGCCTTCGTAGACCCCACTTACTCGATTGCGGCCAGCTACCTGAACACGGCGCTAACCATTCGCACCTATGCCCAGGCCAGCGTGGCCGTGACCCTGCCCGCGCTGACCAGTGCCAATGTGCCAGCGCTCTTGCGCATCGAGCACCAAAGCGGCATCGGCGGCACTACCTGCCTGCTTACCGTGCCAGGGCTGGCCCGCCCGCTTCGAGTGGGGGAGTACGCCTTGTTGGCGGCAACGGCCACGCCCGGCATCCCAGCCAACCCTAACAGCGGCGCCCCCGCCATTCCACCCGGCACTGCCTGGGTGGTGCTGAATGCTTCCGCGCAGCTGCTCGACCCGCTGAGCTATCCGGTGATGGTCGGTGCGCGGTCGGGTAACGTGGGGTATGCTAACCTGGTGGCCGCCGCGCAGGGCACGCCCTTGCGGGCCATCACGGTGAATACGCCGTATCAGGTTATAAGCCAGGATGTGACGTTTACGGGCAGCTTGTATAGCGCCAGCTTGGTGCAAATTATGGTGGAGGATGGCGTAACGGTCACGCTCACCACTGGAATCCGGCTGCACAACATTCAGTTTCTGCGCAACAACGGCAGTACGGCCAAGGTAGTGATTGCCAGCACCCAGGGCGCGGGCATAGCGCTGGACGCAACGCAGGGTGTGCAACTGGTTGATTCACGCATTGGCCCCGACTTGCTTTTTTCAGCAGTCGGGCACGTCATCACGGCGCGCGGCCGCTCTGCCATTGACAACGCCACCGGCAACCCCGGGGCTATCTATCTCTACGACACGTCCACGGCCGCCGTGGCGACGGGTGGGCCTACCGTAGTGGACCGCCGACCAGGAACGCCAACACCCACCACCCTGCGGCCGAGCCTGCGCGTGTCAAACGCAACGTCCGGCATCAGCAACGGGCAGCAACAGCAAGCCATTGCAAACATCACGTTCACGAAGGTTACTGGCTTCACGGCGGTAGAACGCGAGGTAGGTAGCACGCCGGGAACTGGCTGGGACGCGGCCAACCAGCGCTACCTAGTACCCGTGGCCGGCGAATACCAAGTGGGCGCGGTGGGACAACTGCAACCTGGGACAAACGTGGGCGATGCGGTTTTCTACTTGATGGTGTACGTCAATAGCCAGCGCCGCCGTGACCTCTTCCTGCAAGGGTGTCCTAGCGCCGCGGCCTACTACGGTGGTTCTGGTACGACCGACCTGGCGTTGCAGGCGGGCGACATCGTGGAAATCTACGCCTGGCAGAACGGCGGCAATAGTCAGTTAATTCAGTCCGACACGCGCTGCGTCTTTTCTATTCGTCAACTCCCTAGCTAGTCTGTATGCCTCTGCTTCCTTTTCAGCACACCCCCATTGAGCTGCCGGTTACCGACCGCCTGCCCGGTATCAAGCAACTGGCGCGCTTCCTGCGCCTGACCCACTCGCAAACCAGCACCGGCGAGTGCGAGGCCACCATCACCGTACTGGTGACTATGTACGCCGCCGATGGTGCTGGCTTTGGCCCAGCACTGAGCGGGCCGGGCTTCTCCACCTACACGGTAGACTTAGTGGCCGATAACACCTGCCTGGTGGACGCGGCTACGGGGGCGGTGCTGGCCCGCCGCAAAGGTGCTACCGAAAGCGACTGGCAGGCCACCATTGATAGTTTCGCGCAGCCCACGATGCGGCAAGGCGATTTCTTTGAGTACCTGCGCGATAACGGGCTGCCCGGCACCATTCGCCAGATGATTGAGCAGCACATCACGCAGTCTGACGCAGCTCCCAGCCGCTTCGCATGATAGCCGCCATTCCCCTCTCCTGGCTGCTGGGGGCCGGGGCTGCCTTCGGACTACTGGCGGCCGGCGTGGGCTGGCGGATTTACCGAGCCTCGCGCCGCTGAGCAGTGAGCCCCGCCCCACTAGGCGGGGCTTTTTCTGCGGCTTTAAATCCGTCCTACGCATGCTTTCCAGAAAAGGCAATCATTGTAAACCACCCCACCAGGTGGTTTACTTATGTTCGACCTACTTGCTAGCTCTTGCTGGGCGCTGGAGTCTAAATTTTACGGGGTCGCCAAGGCCGCCATTTATGCTCGCCTCGACCAGGGCCTGCCAGCGCTGGATGCCAGCGAGGCCAAGCCCCGCCAGTATTCGCACATGGCCGACGGCTACCCCACCATGTGGGTCACCCAGGCCGGTGAGCCGGCCGGCCTCGACGTGAAGCCCCAGGGCCACGGGGCTAACCTAGCTTCGGGCATTGCCCAGGTGCTGGCCGGCCGCAGTGGCGGGGCCAGCTCGGCCAACACCAGCGGCTCGAAGGTGGCCGTCATTCCGATTCAGGGCACCGTGCAGAAGCGCGGCGGCTACTGCTCACTGGGCACCAAAGACCTAGTGGCCCATATCAACGCCGCCAACCGCGACCCCGAAATCTCGGCTATCGTGCTGGATATCGACTCGCCCGGTGGGCAGGTCGATGGTACCGAGGAGCTGGCCCAGGCCGTGGCCCTGAGCGGCAAGCCCGTGGTGGCGTACATCGATGGGCTGGGCGCCAGCGCCGCCTACTGGATTGCCTCGCAAGCCAGCCACATCTTCATTAACAGCGCCTCGACGGCCTACGCTGGCTCGCTGGGCGTGCTGTGCATGAACATTTTCCAGGGCGCGTACCTGGAGAAGCAGGGCCTTAAGGTGGAAATTCTGCGCTCGTCGCGGGCCGTGGATAAGGCCCGCTTGAACGGGGTCGAGGAAATCAGCCTCGAGGTGCGCGCCGCCGTGCAGGCCGACCTCGACCAGATTGGCGAGACGTTCATCGAAGCCGTCACCAAGGGCCGCGCCGGCAAGCTCTCGACCAAAGAGGACGTGTTCACGGGCAAAGTCTACAAGGGCTCGGATGCCAAGAAACACGGCCTAGTGGATTCCATCGGCTCACTGCAAGACGCTGTTAATCACGCCGCCAAGCTTGCCCGAACGGGCGGCGGTAAATCCGCTTCATCCTTTACCCAAAACTTTACTACCGCCCTATGGCACAATACCCCAAAATCCTAGGCTTGCTGGGCTTAGGCTCTGAAAAAGAGGCGCTGACCGAAACCCACATGCAGGCTGCGGAAAATAGCATTACGCTGCTGGAGCAAGGCAAAACGGATGCTGAGCTGCGTGCCCAAACGGCCGAGGCCTCGCTGGCCACCGCCACCGACGAGCTGACCAAAGCCAATGCTTCGCTCGCTACCGAGCAGGGCAAGGTGGCCACGCTCGAAGAGTGGAAGAAAAACCAAGCCATCGTTGACGGCCGCGACGAGGACGACAGCAACACGCACGACGACAAGCCTGAGGCCAGCGAGCCTTGGGAGAAAATGGCTGCCTCGGCCATCGATGGCGCTAAGAAGCGCGTCGGCGCTAAATAGAGCACAAGTAATTCATTTATTAAACTTTAGCTAAAATTTCCGGCATAACTAGCTGGCATTCCTAGCATGGACAAAGCGATTGACTTCTCGGGACTCGGCGCCAAAATTGCCAGCTATACCCTGCGTGAAGCAGGCCAGCTGCTCACCACCATCCTCATCACGGACCAGAGCTTCCTGAAGTACATGGAGCTGTACCCCGACGTGACCGACCAACTGGCGCTGACCCAGATGTTCGTTACCTCGGTGCTTCAGCCCGGTAATAAGGATACCTTCGACCCGAAGGGCACGGTGGGCTTCAAGAACCGCATCGGCCAGGTGCGCCCTTGCAAAATCGACTACACCCTGACGCCCACCACCATCACGGCGATGTGGAAGGGCTACCTGGGCCGCATTGCCAAGAGCACGCGGGATAACGTGTACGACGTGCCGTTCCAGCAGTACATCATCGACAAGCTGGCTGAGCGCGCGAAGGAGGAAATGCACCTTGATGCCGTGTTCAAAGGGGTGTACAACGCCGACAAGAAAACCGCTAACCGCGTGTTTAACGGCCTGTTGCCCTTGATGTCGCAGGCGGGTGTAATCGCGTCGAAGCAGATTTTCACGGGTGCCCCCATCACCCAGAGCAATGCCATCGACCAGCTCGAAGGTATCGCCGACCTGGTGCCCTCGCACCTCATCAACAAAGACCTCGTGATGCTGGTAGAGCCTGGCGTAGCCAAATTCTACAACCGTGACTACCGCAATACCTACGGCGGCAACACCAACAACACGGGTGGGTTCGACCACAAGACGCTCGACGGCACCAACATTACGATTGTGCCCGAGCCGGGCCTAGCTGACACGGGTGGCATTATCTGCACCCTGCGCAACAACCTAGTATGGATGACCGGCCCGCTAGGTGGAGGCCCCAACTCGTTCGTCATTGAGAAGCACCGCCGCAACGTGGACATCATGGCTGACTTCGAGGCTGCGCCCGACTTCGCTATTGCCGAGTACGTGTGGACGAACGACAAGGCCCTGACTGCCGGTAAGGCGCTCATCGACGCGGAAGCCGCTGAGCCGGTGCCTGCCAACTAGCCCACTAGCCCTGGTCGCTACCCAGCGGCTGGGGCTACAATGGCAAATCACCCGGCCAGCCTCTCACAACTTCCTGCCCCTACGGTCTTAGTTCTTCATTTTTAGCAATATGTGCACAGTAATTCCTCTCGCGGCCATTGAGGCCGACGATTGCCCGAACCCGGGCGGCCTGACGGATATCCACGTTATCCGTCGGCGCGACATCGACGTGTTTCCCGCCGTGGGTGCCGACAAGGTGACCATTAGCACGGCCATCGTGCCCAAGACGGGCGCCAAGTTCGTGCCCTGGGCGTTTGCCCAGAACACGGGTGAAATCAACCACAACAGCACGGGCGATGCCGGCAACCAGAGCATCAACCAGTTCATCAACGTCTACATCCCCCGCGGCTCGGCTGCCACGGACGCGGTGATTCAATCGGCGCTCAACGGCGACTTCGTGGTAGCGGGCCGCGACAGCAACGGTAATATGCGCCTGATTGGTGACGAGTTCCGGGGCGTGAAGTTCGACTACGACTACAAAAGCGGAAAGACCGGCACCGACAAGAACGGTACGGACTTCAAATTCAGCGGCGAAGGCTTCGCCCACGTGCCCTACTACTACACGGCTGCCCTGCCGGTGTAGTGGCGCTGAGTGCCATTTCTCACGTTTTACAAGTCCGCATTATGCTACTAACTAAATTCAAACTCGTTCGGACGGAGGGCCTCAAAGGCTTGATGCTCCAAGGCCGCCTGATTCCATTCGAGAAAATCGACGACACGCTGGCCGAGCAGCTCATCAACCAGACCCACGTGCTCGAGCGCCTGCCTGGCCCGGAGCCCGCCGCCACCTCGGAAGCCCTGGCACTACCGGAGGCCACTGACGGTAAAAAAAAAGAAGAGTAAAAGCTAAAGCCAAAAGCTAGCTCCCGTTGCAAAAAGCCCCACCTGAACCCAGGTGGGGCTTTTTTATGGAGACCTTCTATACTAGCTCACTAAAAAGCCCTAGCAACACATGCCTATTCCGGTTGACATCCTGCTTTCTAGACTTCAGCCGCTGGCCCAGTACCTAGCCAAAGGGGCCGATATTGATTCGGGGCTGCTGGACGTGCTGGAAGAGGCACTCCCCGAGAAGGAGGCCCTGAAGCTGGCCAAGCTATTGGATAAATTACTGCAAGAGCCTAAGGGAGCGCGGGTGCTGGTCCTGGCCATGACCTACCTGCTTGATGAGTGGCTGCGGGAAGGGGACGATAGGTTGAGTCGCATTAATAAGGACTTAGACCCCTATACCTGGCTGGCCACCAGCGACCACCTGGAGGTGGTACAAACCTTCCGCGAACTGCTCTAAATCCGTCCTATTGATGGGTTGCCCATTTGGCCACCTTTGATTTCAAGAAATCTGAAATCAAAGCTATCAGCTGATGGAACATGAATTAGAAGAGGTATTTGCCTGGCTCGAAGCCGGCTCCGCCGCCGACTACCAGGGCGGCGTACTGGTGCTGCAGAAGCACAGCGGCAACCGGAGCCTGGTGAACCTGCTGCTTAAAAAGGAGTCGGCAGCGAACCGCGAAAAACTTGTTTACGAGTTGGTTAAAATCGGCTGCGGTGGCCGCATGGAGGACGTGAGCGAGGTGCTCAATCACTTTGCCCTGGCCGTGCAGGGCGCGGTGCAGCAGGTGGCTGGCCAAGCAGTGGAAGTACTCGACCTGCAGCCCGAGCAACCCGATCCTGCGCACGTGCCCGACGAACTGCGCCCCCAGCTGGATGAGCTCACCCAACGCATGGGCAAGGTGCATAATCAGCGCGTGCAGCTGAGCAACAGTCTGGCCGACCTCAACGAAGACGATGCGCCGGTTGTGGTGGCCCAAACACTGGCCTTGCAGGAGCAATACAATGAGTTGGCTCAGCAGCGCGGCAATGTGGTTGCTGGCGAGCCCACCGCACCTGAGCAGCCGGCCCCGGCCCCTGCGCCCGCCGCTCCAGAGGGCCCAGCACTTGGTGCTGAAGAATCCGCTGCGCCTGGCATCGACCGAGCCGAACTGATGAAGAAACGCAACAGCCTGCGCTCGAATCTTTCGAAAGCCCGCAAAAAGACTGAGGAGTCGAAAACGGAAGAGAAGCGGAGCGAATACGCCCAGAAGACGGCGAAGCTGCAAGTCGAGTTGGACCAGCTTGAAATGCAGCTGAAGGCATGAGCAAGCTCCTCCTCGTAGTGGCTGCCCTCAGTCTGGCGCTGGGCAGTTGCTCCCCGGTGCACCGCTTCATGGTGGCCCCGCACCGCACCATCCGTCACTATCGCCACTGGCAGCGCACCCATGAGCGGGAACGCCGCCAAGAGGCCCGTAAAAAAAACAACGTCACATGGAGTAAGCTATAGCGGACTTGAGTCAATTGTGTTATATAAAAAATATAATATATTTGATTAAAATTATTCATCCACCTCACCTCTTGAAAACCATGAAAGCACATCTAGCTGCTATAACAGCGGCATTATTGGCGATGGCCGCCTGCAATAGTTCAAGCCGCGAGACGACTACAGTAACTTCAAGTGATTCAACTATAGTCTCTGTTGATTCAAGCGTAGTTGCTAGCGCGCCTGATAAAAGTCTAGCAATAGACACGAGTGCTATTCTGACTGAGCCTAAAATAGCAGCAGTAGGGTTAGCTGCCACTTCCATCCTGCCCAACAGTAAAAAGACTGGCTCTGTACAAGTTGTTATTCAAACTATTACGGGATATGGCGCAGACGAACCATTTGCTAGGGCAACGGCTAAGCGATTAGAACAAGTGCTTAATTCTACTGCTTTTAAAAAAGCAATTGCCAGTAATTCCTATACTTATAGTGACGGCTTAACACCGACTCAGCTCTATGAGCGAATTATGACAGCTCATGAGCAGGACGGCCCAGGTGGGAAGGATGGAGTAGTGGACTTGCGCTTGCGCGTCATCAACCTAAAGGAAGATGGAGCTGGCTGGATGGCTGCATGTGAACCAGGGTCACGTGAGCGGACGGTAGGCATTGATGGTGCAGGTACGGGTATCGCTGCTATTTGCCCGCAATGGCTAAAAGCCCGTGCGGCCGAAAAAGATACCGCCTCGCTCGCTGCGCACTTTATCCATGAATATATGCACGTGCTAGGATTTGAGCATCGGTGGCCTGGTAAATATAAATCTGTTCCTTACAAGGTTCAGACGATAGTAGAAAGCCTAATTGACCCCAAGAATAGCTGATTACAACGAAGCCCGGCCGGCAATTGCCAGTCGGGCTTCGTTGTAGTCACCCTTTGGCATCTCACAAACACCAAAGGCCTGCAAAGCTACGCACGCAAAACCGTCCTACTAGCCCCTTGAGCGGGATTACATCTTGACTGGTGTAATCCCGCTTTTTTTATGAAACAACTCGGTAAACCCGATAAACTCGACAAGTACCGCATGCACCTGGTGGATGGGGTCGACCTCAAGCAAGATGAGGTGGAAATGCTCGCCAAATACCGCAAGGCCCACGGCCTGCTGTGCTTAGGCTTCAGCCGCAACCAGGTGTTAGCCACGCTGGAGAAGGAATACGAATTGAATCAGTCGCAGCTCTACACCATCGTGCGCGAGAGCATCAACTTGTATGGCAGCATCGAAGAGGTCGATAAAAAGGGCCAGCGCGTGATTGCCGTCGAGAACTACAAGCTGCTGGCTAACCTGGCCCGCAAAAATGGCGACATCGGCAACGCCATTCGGGCTACCGAGCTGGGTGATAAGCTGCAAGGGCTATTCGAGGCCGAGAAGACGCTGCTCGACCCGAAAGCCTTTCTCATCCCCGTGCCGATGGACTTCAGCACCGACCCCACGGTACTGCGCGAGCAGGAAACGGAAGATACTGACTACGAAGACGTAACCGAGCCGGAAGATGAATAAAGTGAGAAACACCCCCGCCCGGCGTATTTACGTCAATGAGAAACAGCGGCAGTTCCTGGCTGCTAAGCAAAAGCGCCGCAGCTTCGTTGGCGGCCGGGGTTCGGGTAAGACCACCGTGGCCGGCCACGAGACGCGGGTGGAAATGAACTACCTGCCCAGGGCCAAGGGCTTCTTGGCGGGCCTGACCTACACGCAGCTCACCAGTAACACGGTGCCGGCGATGGAGGCCGCTTGGCAGGCCCACGGCCTGCGCGAGTACGACCAGAAGTCCGGCTTTGGGCACTACGTGAAGGGCAAGCGTCCACCGGCTGAGTGGATTAAGCCCTACCAGCCCCCCAGCAATTACGAAAACGTGATTACGTTTCTGAACGGCTACACCATCCAGATGCTAAGTATGGATAGGGCGGAGCTGGCTCGTGGTGGTAACTACGACTTCGGCCACATCGATGAGTCGGCGCTTATGAAGGAGGAGCACGTGAACAAGATTCTGCGCCCCATGATTCGGGGCAATATCTATCGCTTTCCCGACAACGGGCACCACCAAACCTTCTGCGATTATACGTCGGTGCCCTGGCTGCCCTCGGGGCAGTGGGTGTTCAAGGTTGAGGACTTGGCCAAGGAAGAGCCCAACGATTACTTCTTTCTGGAGTCCACCGCTTACGATAACGTGGCCGTGCTAGGGGAGAAGTACTTACGCGACCTGCGTAATGGCATGACCCCCTTGGAGTGGGACGTAGAGGTACTAAATAAGCGCCTGACCAAACTGCCCAACTCCTTCTATCCCAGCTTTAACGCTGAGAAGCACGGGGTATGGAAAACCTTTACCTACACCCACGACGATAAGACCGGGCTCACCCTGGCCATCGACAGCGACCGCGATCCAGGGCGGGAGTTGGAATTAAGTTTTGACTTCAACGCCGGCTTTACGTCGGTTATCGTGTGCCAAGAGAATGGCAACGAGTTTCGTAGTCTGGATGCGCTCTGGGTCAAGCAGAGCGAGACCACCGTGCTCGACTCCCTCGTGACCAAGTTTTGCGATAGCTACGAAAGCCACGAGCGCAAGCACGTGGTTATCTATGGTGACCGGAACGGTAACAACAAGCAGGTAGGGGCGAACCTTACCTTCTACCAAACCATCCAGCAGGGCCTGGCGGCGCGGGGGTGGAGCTCGGTGCTGATGGTGCAGGGCCTCGACCCTGACCACCGCCTCAAGCACATCGCTATCAACCAGTTGCTGGCCGAGAACAACCCGCGCCTACCCGTGCTGCGCTTCAACCGCAACAAGTGCAAATACCTTATCATTAGTATCGAGCAGTCACCTATCAATCCTGACTGGACGAAGAACAAGAACAGCGAGAAGAGTAGCATCGACCAGGAGCGGGCCACTCACCTTAGCGACTGCTTCGACAACATCGTGTACCGCAAGTATGGTCACCTCTTTGGCCAGGCGCAGGTGCATGAGCCCGTCTACTTCCTCGGTCGAGGCTAGCTCACACAAGTACGTAAGGTGGCAATTGCCACCTGGATAAACGCAAAAAGTGCCCTGGCGATATTGTCAGGGCACTTTTTTGTATAGGGCCACCCCCAGGGTGCCATTCATATAATCGCTGGCAATTGCCCTTTTGGCAATTGCCAAACGCTAAAGGGCGCGCACTGCCGCGTGGGTCACGCCGGAAAATTTGGGACTTTGGCGGCGCGTTCTGCCTGATTGTGGGCTAGTTGGCTGAAAAAGACACCGGAATTTATTTTCGTCCTACGCGCCGGTGGGCGAAAGTGGCAATTTGGAAGCATGCAACTGATTCCAATCCGCACGGTACTGGCTGAAATCGACCTCCACGAGGTGGAAGGGCGACCCCAGGCTTTCTCGCTGGGCTACTTTAAAACCAACGGTAAAAAGGGGAGTAAGGCCGCCGTGCGCAAGGGCGGCAATGCCGGCATCGGGGGCCTGAGCACGGCCGGCCCCGAGGGCCGCAGCGCTTTCCGCTATAAGGTCAAGGAGAAGGGCACCCTGCAGTTGGTGGACTGCGCCAACGGGCAGCCCTTCGCGCTCAAAATTATTCTGCTCACGCACTACAACGGCCAGCGCATTCTGCACGGCTAAGCCTTTATGAATCGGGGAATCAAAGAATTAGGCGGCGGGCTATTTATCCTGCCCGGTGCCAAAGCGATTGTCGAACTCACCAGCAGTGACAAGGCGCAGGACGTGAACTTCGGCGGCTTGGTGCTCAGCAGCGGCGGCCTCAAGCTCGCGCCCTGGGGGCCGGACAACCTGCAACCCCAGCGCATGCTGGAGCTGGTGCATAACAACCACCTCAAGCCGCAGCTCATCACCACGGGCCGCGATTTGGTGCTGGGCTCGCGCCTGGGCGTGTTTAAGCGCACCATCGTGGAGGGAAAGGAGAGTGTGGAGCCGGTGCTCGATTCCGAAATGGAGGACTGGTTTGAGTCGATTGACGGCGATTCGACCCTGCAAAGCCTGGCTTTCAACCTCGAAACGTTCGCCAACTACTTCAGCGTGTTCACGCTGGAGAGTAAAACCTACGTGGAGGCTATCCAAAGCTTCGACTGCACCATTGGTCGCGCCCTGGTCACGACCAAGCCCAAGCCCGACCGCTACGCTTTCCACCACGATTTCAGCAACTTCAAGGCGGCCGAGGCCAAAATTCTGCCCGCCTTCGACCCGCTGAACCCGACCAAGTACGGCGAGTTCGTGCTGCACGGCCGCGACTGGACGCCCGGCCAGAAGTACTATGACATTCCGCCCTATTGGGGCACTCGGAAGTGGACGGAGGTCAGCAACAAAATCCCGCGCTTCCACTCGTCGGGGCTGGACAACGGCTATAACGTCAAGTATCACATCAAGATACCGTCCGGCTACTTCGACCAGTTTGGCGACACGCCCGACAAGCGCAAGAAGGCTGAGTTAGAGCTAATGGCCAACATGAACGAGATGCTGGCCGGGGTAGAGAATACGGATAAGGTGTTCGTCAGCAAGTTTATGACCGATGCCCAAGGCAAGCCGCTGCCGGGCTGGGAAATCGTGCCCATCGAGAATAAGATGAGCGACGATGCCTACACGGCCGTGAACCAGCAGGCCAACATTGCCCACACGTCGGGCCACGGCATCGACCCCAGCCTAGCCGGCATCGACACCGGCAGCAAGCTCGGCGGCTCCGGCAGCGAGAAGCGCATCAGCTACCAGCTGCACATCGCCATGCGCACGCCCCAGAAGCGCAAAATCCTGCTCAAAACCTTCCAGGCCGCCCACAAAATCATGGGCTTCAACCCCGAACACCGCTTCGGCTTCGTGGACGTGGACATTACCACCATCGCCGAAAACCCCAAGGGGCAGCAAAAAACCGCTAATCAAGGCCAGTAAAGCTATGTTATTCAATACGGTAGAAGAACTAAAAGCCTGCCTTTCGTCCACGCACAAGAGCCAGGCCACGAGCCTGCTGGGTTTCGTGGCCACCGCCGAGGCGCTGCACCTGGCTCCCTCGCTGGGCGCGGGCCTAGTGCACCAACTGGGCAACTTGCCGGCCACGGGTGCCCCGGCGCACCTGGTCGCCCTGCGCGAGCAGCTGCGCCCGGCCCTGGGCTACTACGTCGTGCTCGAGGCGGCCCCGCTGCTGGCCGTGTCGCTCAATGACCTAGGCGTAAATGAGCAGCAGGCGGCCGGCTCGGCGCCCTCGCGGCAGTGGGTGTACAACAACTTCATCGAAGCCGCCAGCGCCACGGCCGATAAGCTGCTCGACCTAGCTTTGGCCTGGCTCGATGACCACGCGGCCGATTACGTGCAGGAGCTGAACTCGAAAGAGTACCGCTCGCGCTCGCGCCTGCTCATTGCCAACGCCGCGCAGCTGGGCCTGTACCTAGCCACGGGTTACAGCCGGCGCTTCTTTTTGGCCCTGCTGCCCACCTTGCGGCAGGTCGAGGAGTTCGAGATTGGCGACTTGCTAGGTGAGCAGCTGCTCGAAGACCTGCGCGACGGGCTGGAAAGCGGCCTGCCGCCTTCCGCGGCCACCAAGCAGCTGCTGGGCCTGGTGCGGCCCGTGCTGGCGCACCGGGCGCTCGCGCAGGGCATTTTGAGCATGAGCGTGGCGCTGACCGGCACCACCCTGCGCCTGCTCTCCGATAACGAGGCCGTGCGCCAGCGCCTGGCGGCCGACGAAAAAGCGATTTCCAACCTCAGCCAGCAGGCCACGGCCAACGCGGATAAGTGGCAAGCCAAGCTCGCCGCTTACCTCGATGAGCAGCGCCCCACCGAGCCTACGGTGTCGGCCGAGTTGCACGACAACACCGGCTCTAAAAGCTTCTGGGTCTGATGCTGCGCTTTTTTCTCACGATTGAGTTCGTGCAGCTGGTCGCCATTGCGGCGGGCCTGAGTGGCTTTGTCGAAAAGCACATTTGGTCGCCGGCCTATAGCTATTACCTGCTGCTGGTGCTGGTGGTACTCGACGTGCTCACCAACAACCTAGTCGAAGGCAAGCCCCTGCGGCCCCGCAACCTGGCCCTGCGCCTAGTAGGCTACACGGTGCTGATGTCCTTCGCGCACGGCTTTGGCGAGCACGAGAAAGGCCTGTTTTTCATCCCGCAGCTGGTGCTCGCGCCCTTCGTGCTAGTGCATATGCGCCGCTTAATCATTTCGCTGGGCAAGCTGGAATGGGTTGATAGCGGGGTAGCCGAGCTGCTTAGCAAGCGCATCACGGCCCGCGCCGAAGCCGAGGCACCGGTGCCCGCGCCGGAGGCTACCCCCGAACCTACCCCTGAACCGGAACCCGCCACGTGATGCGCACCTTTCGCCTCGCCGACCGCCCCTACCAGGTGCCCGGCAGCTGGGCCGAGCTTACGCCCGCCCAACTCTTTGCCGCTGCCCCTTACCTGAGCCACGATACCGTAGCCGGCCGGCACGCTGTGCTGCGGGCCTGGTGCCCCAAGCTGCGCGATAAGGACGTGCGCCGGCTCACGGCTGAGCAGCTCTGGGACTTGCTCACGCTCGTGGCCTGGGCCTGGGCCTCGGCGCCTGACACCCAGGGCGTGCAGGAGTTCACCCACCGGGGCCGCACCTACGCCCTGCCTGAGCCGCTGCTCAAGGATGCCGTCGCTATCGAGTACGCGATGGCCACAGTGTTCTTTCACCAGTTTGCCCACCCCACCAAGCCGCAGGTTGCTGCGCTCGACCAGCTCGTGGCCACGCTCTGCCGGCCGCTGCATCCTGACCTGGCCGCGCTGCAGCAAGACCCGGCCTGGGACGGGCAGCGCCGCGAGCGCTACAACGGCAAGCTGGCCGAGGGGCGGGCCAACGAGCTAGCGGATGCGCCGCTGGGCGTGAAAATCGTGGTGCTGCACCATTTCCTGCACGCGCAGCGCTTCATCCACACCGCCTACAAAGACCTGTTCAAAAAGCAGGAACCCGCCGCGCCCGTGGCCGGCCAGGTAGCCCCCAAGCGGCCCACCAGCGACGGTACCGAGCTACTGGAGCTACTGGCTGACCTCGCGGAGCGCGGCATGTACGGCACTTACGACCAGGTCACGCACACGCAGCTGCACACTGTCCTTTTTAACCTGGCCAAACAGGCCCGCAGCCGGCGCGCAGCCGAGAAAAACAACCGATGAAAATTTCCGAGAAAGGCTTGACCCTCATCAAAAAGGAAGAAGCGTTTGTGCCCCGCCGCTACCTGTGCGCGGCCGGCAAGCCCACCATTGGCTACGGGCACGTGATTCTGCCGGCCGAGGCCCGCTACCACACGGCCACGCTCACCGAGGCCGAGGCCAGCGCCCTGCTCCAGGCCGACGTGGATAAGAAGTACGGCGCCCACGTGGCCAAGAGCCTCACCCGCGCCGTCACGCAGAATCAGTTCGATGCCCTGGTGTCGCTGTGCTTCAACATCGGCACTGGCGGCTTTAGCCAGTCGAGCGTGCTGCGCCTGGCCAACGCGGGCAGCACCGATAAGGTGGCCATTACCACCGCTTTCGGGGCCTGGAACAAGGTCACCAATCCCAAAACCAAGCTGAAGGAAGTCAGCAAGGGCCTCACCGTGCGCCGGGGCCGTGAAGCGGCGCTGTACCTGTCTTAATTCTACTGCAATGCTTGTAAAAGAACGCGATATCGCTTGTTTCTGCGGCGGCTTCTCCGCCGTCATTGTGGCGGGCCTGCTGCTGCTCGTCGTGCTGCTGGGGGCCGCTGGCTGCACCAGCAGCCGCCCAGCCGCCCCGGCCGGGGTGCCCCCACTGCTCACCAATCCTACCCAGGTGCAGCAGCTCGACTCGGCCGCGCTGGCGGGCTGGCTGCCGCGCGACTACACCAACTTGCCAGCGTACCTGGTGCCGCCCCCGCCCGGCTCGACTGCCAAGCAGCGCCGTCAGTGGCAAAAAGCCCAGACCCAGAACCTAGCCCGCGCCGGCGTAGGGCCGGCCAAAATCAAAAACAGCAGCGTGGCCACCGCCCCCGGGGCCACGGCCATCAACCGCCCGACCGCGCCGGTGGCCACGAATGGTAGCACCGCGACCGATGCCCGCAAGGCCGGGCAGCGCCAGGGTACAGCGGCGGTGGGGCCGGGGGGGGTGGCCACGAGTGAGCACGCCGGCGTGCCCTGGTGGGTGTTTGTGCTCGTGGCTGTCTGTGGAGCGGCTGCTTGGGAGTGGCTGCGCTATCACGTAGTCCCATTTAATTGGCTGTCGAGGCCAGCTAGCGGGCGCTAACGTTGCCCAAGGGTGTAATTCGCGCCAACTAATACATTAAAAAAGAAGCGGTCACTGAATCTATAGTTAGGATAGCCTAGTGTAGCATTCACCAAGCCGTTGGCGGTTAGTTCTATGTTGGGGGCCACGGCATACCGTACAGCGGGCCCTAGCGTTAAATTAAATCGACCAAAGGAGCTAGTGTATTCGCTGCTGCGGGAAGTTGTAACGTAATCAACGGTGTAAGCATAGTGATGCCGAGTATATAGTACGGTTACTCCCCCAAGCCCGTCGATTTTGAAACGCTTGGGGGACGCTGTGAGCGAATAGCGCAGCAGCACAGGCATTACTACAAATTTTGAATTGGTGGAGTTGGTAGCGCCGTTAATAACAATCTGACCATTAGAGTCATAGTAGACATACCCATCTTGGGATGACTCATTGCGCCAGAAGTAAGAGGCCCCGACCTGCAATGCCAGCTTGGTCCCAAGTTGCAGGCCAGCGGTTACCGAAGGCCCAAGCCGGCGCGGTACGCCTGTAGAAGTAAAGGGAACATTGGTGAGCAGGTTGGCGCCGGCCCCAATATAGAAGCGTGACGAAGCTGGGGTGGTTTGCGCGTGGCTAACCAAGGGCAAGCTAGCGAGGCTAGCCAGTAAGAAGAGCTGTTTGCTCATAGCAGAAGTGAAGCAAGGAAAAGGTGCGTAAAATAGAGGGTACCCGCCTCCTAGTGCTGCCAATTTAGGCGCCTGGTAGATTAGTAAGCCGAGCCTAATTGCATCCTCGTAGTAAATCAAGTAACGCTAGTGTTGCCCGAAAGTATAGTTCACCCCAATAGAGGTATTGAGAAAGAGACGGTCGCTGAACCTGTAATAGTTATCCCCTACTACAGCGCTCACCGCACTAGAGGCGGTTAGCTCTAATTGAGAAGAGATAGCCGTGCGAACAGCTGGGCCTAGCGTCAGGCAAAAATTGGTATTGGACCCACTATTATCCCGAAACACAGGGTCTATGACGCCGGTGCTGCTACTGTACGAAGTGCTGCCAGTACCGTGGAATAGCGTCGCGCCTCCTAGAATGTCGAAGTGAAAACGCTGCGCCGGCTCGGTGACCGTATAACGTAGCAACACTGGGATAATAAAGTATTTAGAACGAATAGTGGCAGTGGTATTTCCGGATTGAAACCGCAGGTCATACGTTTCTTTTTTCCAGTGGTAGGATAGCCCCACCTGTCCGGCTAGGCGCGGCGTGAATTGCATGCCTGCCGTTAGCGCAGGCCCTACTAACTGGGGCACTAGGCCCTGGTCTGTGAAAGGAACGTTAGACAGCATATTGGCCCCAACTCCTACGTAAAAACGCGAGGCGTCGGGAGCGGTTTGGGCCTGGCTAGCGAAGGGCAAAAGGCTGCCTAATAAGCTGGCAGAAAGCAAGGTGCGAAGTAGCATTAGGTAACAGAAAAAAGAAGAAGAGCGCTGCAAGATAGAGCCGGTTAGGGGCTATTTACATTGCAGCGCTTTTCTTTCTTTTTCGTCCTACGCCTAGCTGCCTGATTCTGCCAATTTGGGCGCATGGCAGACTATCAAGACGAGTTTAGGCGCATCCTCGACGAGGAAGTGGGCGACTACGCCCAGCGGGCCTTGCAGCTGCTGGCCGCGGCCATCCAGGCCAAGGGGCTGGTGCTAAGCAAGGACCTACTTGATTCGCTCCAGTCGCAGGTAGTGGCCGCCAGTGCTGAGCACGTGGCCAGCATGGGCGTGCTGTTCCACCAGTACGGCCGCATCAAGGATATGAAGGGCATCACCCGTACCAAGACCCCGCCCATTGAGGCAATGGAGGACTACGTGCGCAAGGTGGGCCTCGACAAATTCAGCTACGTGCCGGGCTACCAATACGGGCAATTTCCGCTCGCCTCCGACCGGGCCATCAACCGCATTGCCTGGGGCCTGGCCCGCGCCCAGCTGCGCGACAAGGCTGACGTGCGCCCCCGCGCCTGGTTTGCCAAAACTTTCTACGCCAGTATCAATCGCTTCATCGACGCAGTCACCACCCGCTACCTGGCCGCCACGGGTACGCACCTGGCCGCCACTCTCAGAGTCAACTAAATGGCACAAGTAAGACAGGATAACGTCCAGATAAAGCTGGAAATCGACGGCTCGCAGTCGCGCACCGAACTCGACAACCTCACCCGCAAGGCCGACGTGCTGCGCGAGGGCATGAAGGGCCTCAAAAAAGGCTCGGAAGAGTACGTGGCCGCCAACAAGGAGCTAAGCCAGGTTAATGCCCGCATGAAGGAATTGCGGGATGAAATTGGGCTTACCGCCCTCACCAGCGGGCAACTCAAGACGCTGGCTGGCCAGCTCAACCGCGAGCTGGCGAACCTTACGCCTAATACGGCCTCGTTTGCAGCCAAAGCGCAGGAACTGGTTAACGTCGAGAACCGGCTGGCTCAGGTGCGCGCCGAAGCCAAGGGCGTGCAGGAAGAGCTGAGCGGCGCCGGCGGGGGCGTAGGCGATTTCATCAAAAAGGCCGTGGGCTTTGCCGGCATCCAACTGGGGGTAGATGCCGTGGTGGAGGGGGCCAAGGAACTGGGCAAGGAGATTTTCGCTACCACGGCCAAGTTCGAAACCTTCGAGGCGGTGCTCACCACGGCCCTGGGCGACAAGTCGGCCGCGCAGTACGCTATGCAGCAGATTGCCGACCTAGCGGCCAAAACCCCGTTTTCGGTAGATGAGCTGACCGCCAGTTACGTTAAGTTCGTGAACCGGGGCATCGTGCCCAGCACGGCCGAGCTGCAGAAGCTGGCCGACGTGGCCGCCTCGCAGGGCAAATCGTTCGACCAGCTCACCGAGGCCGTGCTCGATGCCGGCACCGGCGAGTTCGAGCGCCTCAAGGAGTTTGGCATCCAAGCCAGCAAGTCCGGCGACCAGGTAGAATTGTCGTTCAAGGGCGTGACCAAGACCGTAGCCAACACGCCCACGGCCATCAACGCCGCCCTGGTGAGCTTCGGCGAGCTAAACGGCGTGATGGGCTCCACGGCCTCTATCTCAGAAACACTCGAGGGGCAGACCTCGAATCTGGGCGACCAGGTAGACCAGTTGGAGGTGCAGATAGGTAAGGGCCTGCGCCCGGTGTTCGTGCTGCTGCTCACCGCGGCCGGCAAGTTTCTGGACTTTCTGCGCGAGAGCAAGGGGCCGCTGAGCGCGTTCATCAATTACTTTATTGACCTCTACAATCAGTCGCTGGCCGTGCGCCTGGTGGTGCAGGGCCTGGGGGCGGGTTTCCAGAATGCCTACTCAATTATCAAGAACACGCTGGGCTTGCTGGTGGCCGACCTGGTCGCCGCGGGCAAGGTGATAAAGGGCGTGTTCACCCTCGACTTCGGCCTGATAAAGCAGGGCTATAACGACGGGGCGCGGGCGCTTGTGGATGCCGTGAAAAAGACTGGTACCGAGATAGGTCAGAACTATAAGGGAGCACTCACGCGGGCCGTGAACACCGATAAGGTGGCCCTGCTGGGTGTGTCGGAGGCCGATGCGAAGGCCGCGGCCGACTCCTACGACAAGGCCGCCGCCCGCGTGGGGGCAGGAGCCAAGCAGAAAGCCGCTGCTGATGCCACCAAGAAGCTGAGCCTGGAAGAATTGAAAGACCGGGAGGCCAACATTCGCGCCGCCCTTGCCCTCGTGGCCAGTGGCTCGGCCGAGGAGCTGCGGCTCAAGAAACTCGACGTGGCGGCGAAGCGGGACATCGAGTTGGCTGATGAGAAGAAAACGGCCTCGGAGCGCAAAGTGATTCGGGCCGAGGCGGTGGCCGCCATTCGCAAGCTGGAGGAAGACTACCAGAAAAAGCAGTCGGCGGCGGCTGAGAAATATGCCAAGGAGCAGGTGGAGGTCGAAAAACGTATTGCCGACCTCAAAGCCGGGCTACTGGCCGACGAAACCGAGAAGCGCATTCAGCAACTCACAGCCGCTGCCGAAAAGGAGAAGGCCACGGCCAAGGGCACGGCCGCGCAAGTGGCCGAGCAGCGCCAGCTCATCGAGCAGAAGCTCGCGGCCGACGTGGCGGAGGTGCGCCGGGCAGCGGCCCAAAAACTGGCTCAGGAAGAGTTGAACGTTGAAAAGCAGCGCAATGCGCTCATTAAAAATGAGTGGGAGCGCCGGGCGGCTGAGCTGCGTACCGCGGCGGCCAGTGAGGCGCTGAAAATCCTCGATGCTGATAAGAACGCGGCCGAGAAGCGCCGGCTGGTGCAGGCCAAGTTGCAGCAAGACTTGCTGGAGCTAGAGCAGCAGCGGGTCGAGCAGCAGCGGCAAATTGCCGAGCGCATCGCCCAGATTGACGACAGCATTGCCCTGCAACGCATTGCCCGGCGCCGGCAGCTCTCTAACGAATGGAGCCAGGAGCGGGCGCAGGCCGACACCAACGAGCAGGCCGTGCGGCAGGAGCAGCTGTTCCGGCAGTATTCGGAAGAGTACTTTCAGTTGGGCCTCAGCAATGAGCAGAAGCTAGCTATTTCGCGCCAGTACCTGGCTGATAAAGAAGCGCTGGAAAACGAATACGCCGACCGCGCCCGCGAGCGGGATAAGGCAGGGGCCGAATTTGGGGCGCAGCTGGCTAGCAACACCATTCAGACCGTAGCCGACTTCGAGCGGATTGCCAGCGACAAGGAGTTGGTCAAGCTCGATAAGGATAAGAAAACGCGCTTGGTAAAACTGGAGTCTGAGTATAAAGCGGGCCTGGTTAGCAAGGATGCTTACGAGGCGCAGAAATCACTCATCGAATCAGACTACGACGCGAAAACCCGTGCTGTTAAGAAGGCCGCGGCTGAGAAGGAAAAGGAGTTCAACATTGCCCAGGCCATCATCGCCGGCGCGCTGGCCGTAATTAAAGCGGCCCCCAATGTGCCGCTGCAAATCGCCGCTGGGGCAACGGCAGCGGCGGGTATCGCCAAAATCATTGCCACCCCCATTCCCGAGTTCGAGCAGGGTGGTGTATTCGGCCAAGCTTGGCGAGGCGTGAAGCAGTTTGCCCGCAGCGGGCGCATCAATCCAAAAGCTGGCGTAGCCGACGTCGGCCAGCGCCACAGCGGCGGCGGCATCCGCATGGTCGATGGGGCCACGGGCGAGCACCTAGGCGAGTGGGAGAGGGGCGAGGCGTACATGATACTCTCCCGCGACACCTACGCCAACAACAAGCACCTGGTCGATGAGCTGATTGATACCAGCCTGCACCGGAGCGGAGCACCCGTGCGCCGGCAAGACGACTACTACGAGGACGGCGGCACCTTTGGCAACTCACCGGCCCCGTCCAGTACCACGGCTGCTGGTAGTGGTAGCCAGGACTTGGTGCAGGCCGTAATTCGGGTGGAAACTGCCATCAAAGCCCTGCCCGCTTGGGTACGCATTCACTGGGACCAAGACGATACGGCTGCGGTCGAGCAGTTGCTGCAGGAGCGTGCTGCTGACCGCGCCGCCGGGCAGGTTAGGTAGGTCTTTTGCCCCTGTTTATGCCCCTTATTTTGTCGAAAAAGCCGTTTAAGAAGCTCTGTACGCAATGTTTTTGTCGCCGGGTGGCGCGGCCTTTTTTTGCGCTGCCCACTCATACCCGCTTTAAACTACTGTAAAAGCACTATTTGCAAAACACCATCTGCCACACTAGGCCACGTTTTGCACTGATTTTCCACCATTTTATGCCCCACTTTTCGGGTCGTGCGCCGGTAGCTTTTCATGAGCTCCATCTCATCGATGCCGAGGTAGCAATTAAAATTGGCTTCCATTTGGTGGCCCGTGGCCATCAGCACCTGCGAGCGCGGCACGCCTTGGTAAATCTTGAGCGTAGCAAAGGTCTTGCGCCCCACGTGCATGCCCAGGTGCAGGCGCATGATACCAGACAATTCCTGCACCAGGGATAAATACTTACAGAGGGCGCGCACCCAGGGCAGGTAGGTGGCTAGCCCCAGCGGGGCGTACTGCGCCAGCAAGGTTTGGGGCTTGCACGCGTAGTCATCGAGCATCGGCATGCGGCAGAGAGCTCAAGCGCCGGGCCACTAAAACCGAGGTCACCCACCAGTAGTACCATGAGGAACTGTTCCTGGTGCTGGACTACTAATACTAAAGCCACCGCCAAGCGCGTGCAGGTCGACGGCTTTCGGCCCGGCGACGCGCTGGTGCAGCCCACCGTGGGCTACTGCTACACCACCGAAAACAACTGGACGGTGTACGCGGCGGGCGGCATGTCCTCGCACCTGCGCACGGCCGTGCACGAAGGCCACACCGACCAAGAGGTACTGCTGGTGCCGGAACTGCCGGCCGGCATTAAGGAAGTATCCTTGCCCGACCACTGCCGCGAGTTCAAGCTGCAGCAAGCTGCCTAGCTCCCTTCTCTCACGCTTAAGCGGCCAATTGCCACCTGACCGCGGGCGGGCGGCAGGTGCGGCGCAGCGGCACGGCAAATTCAGTGACGGGTAGCTCGTGGCGCAGGGCGGCGTGCTCAGTGGGTTGCGCCAGCAACTCGCGCTGGCAGCGGTGCACTAGCCAGGTCGCCGTGGCTTGGGCCGCGGGCGATTGGGCCATGGGCGGCAAGGTGGCAAGCAACTGGCCCCGCAGCTCGTCCTCGACCAGGGCCAGGGCGGCATGCAGGGCGTGAGAGGTGAGGCCAGGCTCGGTGAGAGCCAGCCGCAGGCGCACGCTTCGGCGCAGCTCGTGCTGCCAGGCAGGGTGCGCGAGCTGGGCGCGGTAGCGCGCCGTCAGGTCGGGCGTCGTGGTCAT